GTATGGCCAGCCGGAACCCGGAAATGCCACCGCTCGCCAAGGCCCAAAGGATGCGAGGTGCCGTCGTCAGCCGCCGCCGCCGCGCCGTCGCCAGTCCGGAAAAAGCAGTCCTGCGTCGCATAGACATAGACCTCCCGGCCCGCGCCAAGGGTTGGCAATGCAACATTCGCGCTCGAAGCCGTCGAAGTCCGCCGCGCACCAGCGGCCAGATATTCGCGTGTCCCGGTAGCCTGCACCGGAACCGCGCTAACCGACACCGAACCGATAGCCGCCGCACCAGCCGCCAACGCGACACCACCAGACACCGAAACCGTGCCAGACACCGGCTGCGTAGCCTGAAAGAACGTGCCCGTCACCGCCACAGAGGACGCAAGGCTGACAGGTTGCGTCGCTTGGAAGAACGTGCCCGTAACGCCGACGCTGCCAGCGATTGACACGGTGCCGGAAACCGGCTGCGTTGCCAGGAAAAAGGCACCCGTGACAGCAACCGATGACGCAATACTAACCGGCTGCGTCGCCTGAAAGAATGTGCCAGTGACGCCAACCGACGCGGCTATGCTAACGGCCTGCGTCGCCGGGAAAAACGCGCCAGTGACGGCAACACTCCCCGATACCCCAACCGTGCCCGTAGCAGTGACCGGCAACGGATTGGCAACCCCGACCAGATCGGCCCCGAGTTGCAGGTCCACCGCAGAAACCTGCTCACCACCAACCACCCGAGCCTTGAAATTGATGACTGCGCTTAGCGCGTCAAGAGCGGTGAAGGACATTCAAATTCCCCTTAATGTGGTGGCTGCAATAGCGCCTTGCTCAACTCTTGGCCTTCGCGGCCACCGGCTTCAGCGGAACGTCCGGAGCATCAAGGCGCGCAAGGCCAGCCGCAATTAGCTGCTCCCCCTCGAAATCCGAAACCTCGAACTTGTCGCCGTCGAACAGCGCCGTAAATTCGTTATGGCTAAGTTGTCCAATTGCTCGCAACTTCATGGTATTCACTCCGAAAGTGGCGGGAGCCGAAGCCCCCGCCTAGTTCAATCAGCTCGCCAGGTCAGTCCGAGCGGCCGCATAGGTGCCCGTGATGAACGCTTGCGGGCGGTAAATCGCAAGCGCCAGCCGCTCTTCGGCACGGATCGTCACAAGGTTTTTCACAAAGTTGTCCACGTTCTCGGTGGACGCCGTATCCTTAAAAAACAAACAGTCGAAGATTTGCGCACCCATCATGAACGCACCCGTCAGGAATGAACCCGCGCCCATCGCCTGAGTGGCAATGACCGGCAGACCCCAAAGGCGCGGCGTTGCGACCTCCTGCGGGTTGCCGATGATGTAGCGGCCTTGCGTGTCCTTGAGCGTCTCCATCACAGCCCAGTCAAGCGGGTTGATAACGTGCCCGCTCGCCATGAATTCAGCCAACGCAGCCTGCAACATGGCAATCCGCAGAACGTCGAGATTGGTGGCACCGGCGATAATCACCGACCCCGCCGCAAACGCCGTCGCCGCCGTAACCAATCCGCGAAGGTTGGTGCCAGTTCCAGAGCCGTTCAGAAGCTGCTGCTCTTCAACGGTAGCCAGCGCAAACCGCAACCGCGCGTCGATATAGCTTTGCAGCATCGGCGCGTCGTCCATGATTTGCCGCGTCGCAGGCATCGTGGTGGCAATGGTCGTAACCGCGCCCGTCACAATGTCGAACTGGATTTCCGACTGCGGCTTGGTAGCGCCGGACGTTTCCGAAACCGTTGCTGCTGCGTTGGTGAAACCAGTTTCGACAGGGTATTGGATCATCGGCTGCGACGTGCGGCCCGGCATGATGAGTGAGCGAACCGTCATGCGACGGTCAACCGGCGCAACAATCGGCAGGCGCAGCGGCTCAAGCAAATCACCGGCCGAACCATCGGCAAGCGTGGTCAGAGACGAAATGATCGCCTTCATTTCCACCGAGACCGAACCCCGCGACTTGCCGCTTGCCATGAATGACTTGTATTCGTCGCTCTCGACAAACTGTGTCCCAGCCGACCGATGAACAGAAACATCGCCGCCGGATGGCCGCACCGCCTTCTGTTCAAGCTCGTCAAGCCGCGCCTTGGCTTCGTTCATGCCAAGCAGCGCCGCATCGGCAAGCTCCTTGACAGTCTCCGACATGCCAATGCCCTTTGCAGCCTCAGCCAATGCCTTTTCGGCAATGCCCTTGACCTCATTGGTTCTGGCCTCAAAAGCGGCCTTTACTTCTACTGCCATTTCAGCAGCCGATTTGGTTTCAATGCTCATGGTAAATCCTTCCGAAGATTAGTTGTTTTCAACATTGTGCAAAGCCGCAAGAAATGCGGTCAGTTCGTTGCCAACATCTTCAGAGTCCCTCCGAAGGGCAGCCCTTGCCGACGATGCAATAGTAATCGCCAGGCTCTTTGTCAGGCCCGCATCCCGCAGGAGCCCTTCAAGTTCTCTAACACTTGGCACTAGGCCAGCCTCAACCAACGCTTTGACAGACGTAACGCGGGCTTCTTCATTCATCCCCACGCTGACTAGCGACACTTCCCGCAGGTCCAACAGCGTAAGACGCCGAACGCCCGGCCGCTTCTTGTCCATTTGCGCACCACCTGACGCGACGTTGTAGCCGATAGAAAGACCGCCTACCGCCCCCGCCTTCATCAGTGCGTAAATCTCCCGCGCCTTTGGAACATCTTCAACCAACAGTCGACCCGACGCGCGCAAGCCCTTGTGGTCCTCATCAAAGCTCGACCATACCCCGACAGGTTGCGACTGGTCATGCGCCCACAACATCGGCGGCATTCGGCCGCTCGCCCCGGCCTTCTCAAGGCTCTGCAGAAACGCCCCGCGCTCCACAACGTCGCCACCGTGATCAACATTATCGAACGTCGACGCATAGCCCTCGAAGCTGCCCGGCTCCGTCAACAGCTTGGTTTCGATTTCGAATGACGTTCTAAGCATCGTCCTCCCCTTCCCCCATCGCGTCGGTCGAGCCCAGAGGGACGTTCTGCATCTGCATACGCACAACATCGCCGCCCTCAATCGGCGGCTCGTTTTCCAGTTCTCGAACCCTGTTGATCGTCATCCAGCCATGCTCCAGCGCCGATGCATAAAACTTCGCCCTCGTAAGACTATCGCCACGCAAAAGCCCCTCTATCGCAAATTCCACCTTGACGCCATTCATTCTGTCAACTGGTGAAAGTAACTGTTTCATGACCGCCATTTCAACCCTACGAAGCCGCCGACGCATGGTGTATTTTACAAACCCTTGCGTTACCTCAGCAATGCCGGTCCCCCAACTCGAAGTCTTATCCCCATGACCGATCATAATCGGCGGCACATGGAAGAAACGGCAGATTTCCTCAACCGAAAACGCCCGGCTCTGTAGCATTTGCGCGTCTTCGGGATTGATTGAAAACGGCTGCCAAGTCGTATTGCCCTCTAAAATTAGCGGCCGACCTTGATTTGTCGCGCCCATATACCGCTCGACAAGCGATGCCTCAGCAAGCTTGCGCTGGTCGTTTGTCAACCAAGTGTCGAACGTCAACGCGCCCGACGGCCGCAAGCCATTGGCAAACGTGACACCGGCAGACCTTTCGATTTCCATAGCCAACCCAAAGCTGTTTCTCGCATAAGCCAACGTCGACAAGCCACCCAACGGCGAGCCACCAAAGCCCCGGATATGCAACACGCCGTCGCTGCGTCGCTCATACTGCTGATGGCCGTCGACCCAACGATAGGACAAGTCGCCGCTCTGCAGCCGCTTGACCTGCACCGTGTCCCCTTGAATTGGAACCAGGGCAATAATGCGCCCATCACGCGCCCGCTCAATCGAAGCATAGGCGCTGCCATAAAGCTCGACCGACGCGAACATGCCTTCCCAAAAATCAAGCGCGGTCTGCTCTGCATTGGGGCTGTCATGCAACAGAGCATAAAGCGGATGACCGCGCGCCACCCGCCGAACCCCGGCCCCATCTTCCTCATAAACCAGACAGGGCAAACTCCCGCCGGTTCCTGCTATCAGGTTCAAGCAACCCCAAACCGCCGACAACCCAAGCGCGCTATCGGCACTTACCGTCTGCCCTGAATAACTGCGCACCTGATAGGTATCGAACGCAGCCGTTTCCAGAAGCCCAAACGAGCGGCGGAATGACAACAGGGCTTTCTTGAAAATGTTGGTCATGCAGCAAGGCTCGCAAAATAATCAGCTTGCAGTCCGGTTTGTCCGTCGCCAGTCATAGCCAAGCCTATTGCAACAAGAGCCGCCATCATTCCGTCGATCTTCAAATGCGGCTGTCGGTCCGGCTTGCGCGGAAA